ATGTATTTTGAAGCGGGTTCGGAACCCAAACTCGGTCAAATAGCAGTCGCATTCGTTACACACAATCGTATGCAATCAGGAGTTTTTCCTGACACATATTGTGGCGTAGTTAAGCAAAGAGTTGGTAGTGTTTGTCAATTCTCATGGGTATGTGAGAATCGTCCAAAAGATGTGATGAGAAAAGGACTCTTGACAGTAGAGAGTAATTCATTATATAATAGTGTTATGAACTTAGCGTTGTCGTTTTATCTTTATACTGAAAAATTCAAAGATCCAACGAGAGGTGCATTGTTCTTTCACGCAGACTATGTAAAACCTGGTTGGAATAACATGAGATACACTGTGCAAATCGGCAGACATTTATTTTACAACAAGGCAAAGAAAAATTCATGAGTATTTTATCAAGTAAAAAGGAGAAGATAATGGAAAAAGGATTGAGTAGTATAACCACAGTATCAATCACTTTGGTTTTACTTTCAATCGTTGCTGCGACTTGTATTTACGGTTTGAATGATCGTAAACTTATGGCAGCAAATATTGAAAACGCAATCGCAAAGGGCATTGATCCACTGGCTGTAAGGTGTTCATATGCCAAGAGTGATGACATTGTTTGTATCGCACACGCCGCTAATCGTAAATAAACGGAGATTATATTATGGATTTTGATAATGACAACCACAACTTCACATTTCATTTTGATTCAAATGAAGGTGAACGAACTTTGGAAATGAATTGTAATGCATTATTTCTTAATGATATCCTTGATCAATTTCGTGATTTTTTACAAGGTTGTGGTTATATAATTGATGGGCGACTTGAAATTATGCCGTGGGATGAGACTGAATATGTTGTGAATACTGAAAAAGAAAATTATCAAGCAAATTTTGATTTCAGCAATATACCAAACAATAACTGGCCATTTGCTCAAAATAAAAATGGCGATGAAGTTTATGTTTATTCACCTGTAGTTCCAACTTCTGAGAAATAATGCCTACAAAAGATGAAATGCTCAAGTTCTCTATACGCATAGAGCAGTTGGTAGCCAATACAGATTACACATATCTTGAGGCTATTACTGAACACTGCAAAGAGACTGGATTAGAATTAGAAGTTGCTGCTTCACTCATTACACCAAATCTTAAATCAAAGATTCATGAGCAAGCAGAGCGTTTGAACATGTTAAAAGTGAAAGGTAATCGTTTACCGATATGACAGGTTATGAAGCATTCTGTTTATACACTTCTCTTAAACTCCACTTTAATTCAGATTCTTACGATTACTTTAAGTATAACGGTAAAGTAAGCACAAGCATTGTTGCATTTGAGAATCGAAAAGATAAGTGGCATTTTTACAAACTCAGCCGGAGATTCACAAATGATGACATATGCCGCGATTATATTGTTGCTAATTTGGTGCTTAACCATGATGTATGGATAGGACATCTTCTGACTAATGATGCTGACATTGAGTATCGTAAACGTCAGAAGATTATTCAGTCTTTGACATACACCTTCACAAATGAGATTGCATCATTAATGAGTCATAAAGACGCTAATGCATCATTTATGATACATGACGGTGAGTATCCAGTATTGCTACAGAAACTTTTACACGATGAAATTTCACTTGAATCGATTTGTATACTGAATAAGATATTGAACTTTTTGCCGTCATGGGATAAGAAAATCAGTGACACGATTCACTATCCAAATGTCAGCAGAAGGATAAAAAAATATACACCGTTTATACAATTTGAACCAACGAAATATAAGATTATACTGAAGAAAGAATATGATGCGAATAACTAAAATCTACTTAGATATGGATGGTGTTTTGTCAGACTTTAATAAAAGATACAGAGAAGTCTTTAAACAGAAAGCTGCAAGTAGTCGTGAGCGTGGTGAAAAACACGATGATAAATGGAATACATTTGTTGACGGTAGAAATTTTGAAACGCTAGATTGGTATCCTGGCGGCAAAGAGTTATTGAAGTATATCATCTCACTTGATATACCTGTAGAAATACTTTCATCTTCTGGTGGTCGTTTGCATCACGAAGAGGTGAAACGGCAGAAAAAGGTCTGGCTGAAAAGACATCACATAGACTTTACAGCCAATATCGTACCTGGTCGTCATCTGAAGGCTAACTATGCGAAATCTGATGTTATATTAATTGATGATACGCAAGATGTCATTGATGATTTTAATATGGCTGGCGGCATAGGCATTCTTCACAAAGATACGGCTAAAACGATAAAAACAGTGCAGTCTATTCTTGACGATACATATATACAAGTATATAATGAATCATGTGGACAAGATGCACACACTCTTTAATACAACTTTTATACGAGGTAAAAAATGGACTTTTCCAAACTAAAAAACAACCGCACCGATTTTCAAAAACTCACAAAGGCGGTTGAATCAATCAATACCCCCACAGAAGGCTCCAAAGGTTCTAAAGGTGATGAACGCTTTTGGCAGCCAGAAGTAGATAAAGCCGGTAACGGCATGGCAGTTATTCGTTTCTTACCTGGACCATCAGCAGATGGTGATGAAGCATTACCATGGGTTCGTTTGTTCGACCATGGCTTTCAAGGTCCAGGTGGATGGTACATTGAAAATTCTTTGACTACTTTGAATCAGAAAGATCCAGTTTCAGAATATAATTCTGTTTTGTGGAATTCTGGTATCGAAGCAAACAAAGAAATTGCACGTAAACAGAAACGCCGTTTGTTTTATATTGCAAACATTTATGTTGTTTCTGATCCTAAAAATCCAGATAACGAGGGTCAAGTCAGACTTTACAAGTTTGGTAAAAAAATCTTCGATAAGATTACAGAGGCAATGAATCCTCAGTTTGAGGATGAAAAACCCATTAATCCGTTTGATTTTTGGGGAGGTGCAAACTTCAAACTGAAGATTCGTCAAGTTGAGGGTTATCGCAACTACGACAAGTCTGAATTTGAAAGTTCATCGCCTTTGCTTGGTGGTGATGATGCTAAACTTGAAGCATTGTGGAAAAAAGAATACTCACTTAAAGAGTTTCTTGATCCTAAACACTTTAAGTCATATGATGAACTGAAGGCTAAACTAGATAAAGTTTTGGGTCTAAGTGGTGCTGCGCCTGTATCAAAAGGCAAGGCTGAAGACTTTACACCACGTTCTTCACCAGATATTGAAGATGAAGAACTCGACTACTTTAAGTCTCTAGCAGAAGATTAAAACTCAACTGCAACGCCACCTTCGGGTGGCGTTTTTTTTATGTGTAGTGGCGTTTTAAAATTGCGTTCAGTATATTTTGATTCGTTTTCTGTATATTAGGTGGAGTGTTTACCATAGTTTCAGTTTTATGAACGGCAGTTTTTGTTGACAAGTCGAAGATAGAAGTTCCTTGATTGAACTCATCTTCAAGGTATCGCAATGCTTCACTCACTTCACCTGATGATGCACCAAGTTTTCCTCCAGTCATTTCATCCAGTGCTTTTAACTGTGTTGATAACTGCGAAATCAACATACCAGCTAACGTTGTTTTCTTTTCGGCCTCAGAATTGCCCTGACTTTTTTGATTCAAGTCTTTAATAACATTCGTCAATGTGTCTGAACTATTTTGAATAAAATTCTGTAAATTTTCAGGAACATTATTCAGATTTTCTGTAGGTAAGTTTGAAGTCGAAGTTGTCGTAGATACTGAAGTCGATGATTTGAAAGACTGTGAAACTTTACCTGCCATTTGTGCATATCCAGCAGGATCCAAATGTACGCCTAATTTATCTGTTGTAGAAGCCTGACCCAAATCAATAATGGGAACTTTGACTGCCATTTTTAAAGCCTCTCTCAGTTCAACTCTTCTTGGATCATAAGGCTTGTTACTTGCTGGTAATGTAGGCAACAAATAAGTTACATTAAGTCTCCTTTTTTGCGCTGCTGCAATGACCGATGTAACGCTACCAACGATAGATGATATTTTTCTTCCACCGGCCAAATCATTAGCACCTAAACTAATTACAACATCACTACCTTCTGGAATTGAATTGATGGCATCCAAATGCATTTTAGCTGTGCTTGGGCTACCATCTTTACCTTTTGCTATAAAACCTTTTCTTTTTCCATAATTACTAATACCATTGCTGTGACTATCACCAACAGTATAAATCACATTTTGTTTTTCATTGATTTGAGTTGGTGTTGTGTTTATTGCTGCCGCTGTTGTTGTAGTTGTGCTTGACGATTTTTCAATTTCATTGTCTATTCTACGCACATCGGCTTGAGTTGCCGTTGGTGTTTGTTCAACTACTTGTCCTTGAGTAGCATCTGTAGTCGGTTTAGGTGCAGTCTCTTCTTTTTCATCTTTTTCAAGTTCATCAAGTATTTCTTTAGAATACTCAATTATAAACATCATAATTTCGTAACCGAGATATAAATTTAATATTAGCATTGCCAAAGAAAAGAAAGCTCCGATTCCAGTTGATGCTGTAGCCACACTAGCAAGAAGAGTTGTACAAACTGCTGCTACGGCTCTATATCCAAATTTATATCTGTAACGATATGCAAGTCGAACAACTACATCGATAAATTTATTTCTAGCAAACTTACTATACATCAGTTTATCAAAAAGTAAAGTAAGTTTGTTCCAATTTTTTCCTATGGCATATAATATCTTATCTTTTACAGTAGCTTTTGTTGCTCTTACCGCTGCCATTTGCGCTAATCTTTGTTCACCAACTTTCCTAATACCTCGTCCTGCAACATTGTAACCCGCAGCATTACCTACGTTCGAACCTCTACCACTTTTATCTTTACCATCGCCACCCCCAGGTAATGGTACGCCACCTTTTTCCCTAAACGCAGTCATTTCGGCTGCGGCTATTAGAAGTTTACCTTTGAGTAATTTCGACGCTGCAAAAAGGGTTGCTGCTTCCGCAATTATTAACCCAACTTCTTGCATGATGTTTACACGTTCACCAGTTTTCGTGTTTACATAATCATATTTAAAAGCCTCAACAACCAATTCAACAAGATTGGTAAAGATATTCTTTAAACCTTGCATGAAACCGGAGTTGTTTACTAACGACTGAAAGAGATTTCCAGTTATACTTAAAACATTTACCAAAACATCAGTAAGTTTTGAAAATAGATTTATTAAGTTTGTTTTAATTGAATTGATATCACTATCAAATATATTTTGTATCACGTTATATGATGCTTGTATTGCAGAGGTAATTGCTGTAAACAATGCAATGACTGTTTTTATAATAGCATCTCTTATTTCACGGTCATTAAAAAGAGATTTTACTATTTCAAATGACTTTGATAAAAATGTTCCAACAAGTTGAAAGAGAGAACCGAATGCTTTAATAAATGCATCTTTAACTTCACTACTATTCAAAATATCTTTTAAAAAGCTAACGACTTTTTTAAATAAATCTAAAGCGGATTGGAAAGCGGCTACTATAAATTTACCGATATATGAACCAGCACTGCTTGATAAAATCATTTTGGCTATGCCGGCAACACCCAAAATTAAAAATGTTGCACCTAAAGCGCCACCAACTCCTTTTATCAGTGAAAGAAAACCTGAAGTTTGTTCAGATATCGGTTTCGATTCGTATTTTTTTTCTACCTTTGTTGAAAACCTTGACTTGTATGAAATCTGTCTAACTCTGTATTTTTCTCTTAATACATTTAAGTTTTCTTCTCTACGTAGCTTTACAAGTTTTGTAAAATTTCCAGCAATTTGTTTAAAATCATCGACAAGCGTTGGAAAGATTTTTTCTAGTTTTTGATTAGATGGTGCTGTAGATGAAACTGTTGTAGCCATTTTATACTACCTTAAATTTTTCTAAGAGAGTTTCATCATAAACTGAAGGTATTGGTCCTTCCCACTGGTTCGAAGATGTTGATGCCAAAGTTCTAGATGCATCAATAATTGTGTCTTCTTGACTATCAAAAAATAAATTTCTTGTTCTCAGTGCGGTGGCTAATTCACCAGAAGCAATTCCAAGTTTACCTCCAGTCATTTCATCAAGTTGTCTTAAAAAGTCACTTCCCGGTCCAGTAGAAACCAATGATGCTAATGTATCTTGCAGTGTTTGTCCGAAAGATTGCGCTCTTCCGGCAATACTTCTGATATTAGATTTTTCAATATTAGGCAAACCATTCGTCACATTTTGAGTAACTTGAGGATAAGGTTTAT